TGTGCCTTCCGGTTCGGCTTCGCTCCGGTCGGCTTCTAAAAACCCACGAAGGGCGGTCTGAATACCTCGTCCAGATCAGCGCCTGTTGCCAGACGCTCTCGGATGATGTCAGCCTCGTAGTCAGCCAGAGCGTCCGGCGTAAACTTCACGTCCCGTCCTTTGCGGTTGATCTTGGTGCGCCACCGCTGAATGTCGAGGTTCTTGGTATCAGATACGGTATCAGCCGAGCGGACTTCCTGCGGCTGTTCTGCGACTACGTCCTGTCCCTGTATCGGCTCGTACCCAAGCAACTCGCGCCCCTCGTTGACGGACAGCACCGGACCGCCTACAGCAAGAGCGATTGCCTGCGCCTTCTCCAACTCGCTCTGCTGCATGACCTCCGTCTTGTGCGGCTCAAACTCCAAGTGGTAGCCGAGCGGCATCAGCAGTTGCTGGTTGATAGCGTTGGCGAGTAGCCGCGCCTGCGGCACTACCGTGTTTGCCATGAACGCCAACTGGTCCGATTTGGCTGTGGCGTAGTTGGCAGCGTTAGACATGACGAGCGAGTGCGGTACGCCGAGCGTCGATGCAATGGCTTCCCGTGCGTCCCGCGTAATTACATCGCTGTGCAGGTCGGACAGGTCAGAACCCACCTCCTGCGCTGATAGCCCTTGCATGACCATCGGGTCATCGGGCGTTGGCTTTGTGCCGAGGATGTTGCGGCGTACCCACCGCTGCCACCTCTTGACCGTCAACTCGTCCGGCTGACGTGCGTCCTTGTCGGCAACCCAGACAGTCTTTTTGACCAGTCCTGATCGTAATTGACCACTCGTGTACTCAGCAAGGTCATGCAGGATCTGGCTGTGCATATTCGCCGAGCGAGCGTCTGCCGATCCCGGTCCCTGCTCTACAAAGGGCGAAGGCTGAAACGTGCCGAGGATGCGAGTGCGTGGTACCTGAAACTTGCGCTCGTTGGCTGACCGCTCATAATAACGGAAGTTGCCGCGCTCGTCGGGTCCGTACTTGCCATCCTCGAAGTTGGGCTTGATGCTTGTCGGGTTGATCCACGACAGCCCGTCCGCTTTGGTGATGATGCCATCTTTGTTGAACGTGCCTTCCTTCATCGCGTAGGCTGCACCAACAAGGGCAAGCGATGCCTCCGCTCGGTACAGGTAGTCGAACAGGTCAAGCCACGCCAGTTCCTCGGGTGCTTCCTCGCCTGCCTTCCATACCACGTTGGTCATGTCACCCTTGTGAACGACAAAGGGCAAGGCTGCAATCGCCTTTGCCCTAACGTCTACACACCGCCTCGTCCAGCCCTCGTCTGTCCATGCTACCGCCGGGGACATCTTGGCAACGTGTTCGTGACCGTGAAGGTTGAAGATGTTCAGCCATTCTGGATCATTAAGGCTCACGCCCTTTGTAGATGACCCCAGTACGTAAAAATCGGGCTTCGGCATTACCAGACTCCCCAAGTGTTAGTTGCGCCTTTCAGGTGCGTATAGATGGCATACCGCATGGCATCAACGGCGTGGTCGTGCCGCTTTAGAGGAACGTCCTTCAGTTCTCCTGACTTCCGGTCCTCGTCCCATCGGTATTCCCGTAGTTCGTTTTGTAAGTTTTGCGACCCTGCATGGACGTTGACGTTATAACGTTTTACAAAGTCGATACCATCTTTCACGCTCTTGTCGGCTTTATACGCCTGCAATCCTTCGCGGATCAATTCTTCGATCCGGTCCGGTTCGGCTGCATCGCAGTAGATTGGCAGGTTTTTATTACTGACCGCTTTCTTTAACTCAGCAATTAGATCAGAGTTTGTTAGACCGCTCTGATAAATTACCTCACGGACGTAGACATCGGGATCTGTAACGGTCACGGCTACCACGGCAGACGGGCTGTTGTAGCCAAAGTCGATGCCGTAGAAGTCCGGCTCGCGGTTTTCGTTGTACGTTTTCCAATTAGGAAAGATAACACCTTTGAGCGCTTCTCCCCATTCCCCGCGCTCGTAGATGGCTCTCAGATCCTCTGGCAGCGACTTGAGAACGTCGATGTACTGCTTGTCGAGGAATGCGTTGTCTCGCCACGTGGTCCGCAGGACGAAGATGTCAGGGTTTTCGTCGAGCCACCGCCGCACCCAGAGGCGTGAATCGGTCGGGTTGAGCGTCAGCGTTACCTGCTTATAGGTCGGCACATCGCCACGCAGTCGGAGGTCCACTTGTCGGAAAGCATCTTCCTTGACCTCGCTTGCTTCTTCGATCCATACGGACGTGATGCCTGCTATGGACTTCAGTTTCTCCGGGTCATCAAGTCCTGCGTGGATGATCTGCGCCCCGTTCGGAAAGGTGATCGACAGGTCGGATCGGTTGGCAGTCACCTCTACGCCAAAAGCCGAAGCCACCTCGATGAGCAGACGGAAGGTTGACTCTCGGCAGGTGCGGTATACGTTACGGATGACCAGTATCCGCTCGCGCTTATTCTGTACGCAGCGGTAAACGAGTTTCTGTGCTACCGTGTAGGACTTACCAGATCCCGCGCCGCCAAACAGTACCGCGTATCTGTCCTCGCTTTTGAGGTAGCCAGAGTAGCGGCTGTTGTACTGGATCTGATCGCCAGACATCAATCATCGTGGTCGGCATCGACCGGAACGAAGTTGATCTGTAAGGGCTGACCGCCGGAGGTGATGTCGATGGTATTGTTTTCCGACCAACCCATCTTCACCCTGCTGTAATACCGTGCGGTCTGAAACCATGATGGGTGCGTTGGGTCCATCGCTACCGTGGCGATGCAGTCCTGCACCTCGTCGGCGATCTGGTCTTTCAGGGCATTGTAGACCGTCTTGACCGTTTCACTCTCGTCCATTCGGCGGTAGATGCTGCTACGATGGTATCCCAGATCCTCGGCTACACGAGTAATGATACCCTTGTGCCTTACGAGTGCGGCTATAATCTCGTCGTCGGTATGTTGCTTCTTGTTCACGCGCGTGAGCGTCTCGTTTTAGTCCTCTGGTATACAATGGAAAAACAGAGCGCGGAAGGCGTCCATGTCGATCTTCGTGCCGGGGCAGGTTTTCTTTGCTCCTGTCTCTCGGTGTCCGAGGATGTTGTGCGGCGCTATGCCGTACGCATCGGATAGACGATCACACAGACGGACAGCACACAAGACCTGCGGCAGCGTCCACATCTCGTGGTCTCCGTGACCCTCGAAGGCGATGCCTATGCTTCGGTTGTTGTATCCGAGAGCGTGAGCGCCTTGCTCGTCCTCTGCCCTTCCTGTTTCGAGCGCACCGCTCCTACGTATCAGGTAGTGATACCCAACGTCAGACCATCCCTTGTCGAGATGCCAACGCCGGACCCGATCAATACCTGCCTCACCATCAAAGGCGAGCGTGTGCAGGATGATGTACTCGGGAGCGTTCATCCTTGCTCGGCTTCCTTTTCGGGCTTGCCTTCTGGAATCAGCATGGCAGCAACGGCAGCAAGTGCGGTAACGGCTTCCCAGATTACCTGCAAGTCCTCAACGCCAATCGGCAAGAACTGGGCGATGATGGCAAGACCTGCCCATGTAGATGCTTCCTTTAGGCGATCCAGTAGTTTCTTAATCATCGGAGTTAGTACAGTTGGTGGTACAAGTGCCGGAACGGGTATCTGCTCCGGCGGGTGTGGCTTTATCTTTTCCATGTCAATATAACGCGGAAGCGGTTATCGATGTTCGTGCCTGTTGCGTAGCCTATAACCGAGCCTGCTTGTGCATCGCGGCGTCTGGGCTTTCTGGTTGCGGTCGTAATAGGACCACCAATGGTCGGACACGTCCTCGACGTTAGGTACTGGCAGCGCCTCGCCGGGTCTTGCCGCATCTCCGAGTTCGGAGCGAGCCTTGTTCTCAGAGCGCACCACGGCGTTCTGCTCGTAGCCGCCTTCGCGGTTGATGCAGATAAGTTCGAAGTCCTCGGGAGCGAGGTCGTAGAAGGCTATCCACTCGTCGCGTTGGTGTTGGCTAATAGGAAGCCCATGAAGTTTTCCAGAGCGCAGAGCGCGCTCCCTACGGGCTTTTATGGACTGCTCCCATTGGGCGATGGACATCCCGGTAATCTTGTGGCAGAGCATCTCTGCGTTATATGCTAACGTCGAAGAGGTCAATAATCTTGGTGTTGTGTAGTTGCGCCTTCTCCTTTGCCCATTCTCTTTCTCTACGGTCGGCGCAGCGGGTCAGGTAGTTCGTTCGAAAGTCCTCCATGTTCTCGCGTCCCTCGAAGGACAGACCGTGGTCGAACCAGAAGTCGACGGCATCCTTGAACTCCTGCCCAGACCCCGGCTCGATGTTGCCGACCAAAGCCTCCTTTTCGTTGTACGTCAGCGTCCGCTTTAATCGCCTCTGGATGTATCCGATGGCTTTCGCGTCGATGCTGTTGGGGACAAGTGCCTTCATATCCTTTTTCAGAAAGTAGCCATTGTCAGCAGTACGGTATATCCTTCGCCTCGTGCCATGTTGGGCTTCTTTTTTGATTTGTTTTGTTCTGTCTCTCAGGATACGGTGTGCTAACCCTAAATGTCAAAAGGGTACAACAGGGGTTATATATAGAGCCGGAAGAACGCTGCCCCTGTGTGCTGTTCGGGATTCGTTGCCTGCATCCCCAACGTGTTCCGGTTGACCTCCTGCACCTCAAACGGCTCCGCTTCCATAACCACAGACACCTGTTGCATCAGCCAGATACATGATAATCGTATGCAGCGGATCGGTTCAAGCCCTGAAACGGTGCAATTGTACAAAGATGATCGGTTAGTGTGAACTGTCTGTGAAGTGGTATGCATATGTCAAAAAGGATTTCGATATTGGTCACAAGTCAAACGGGCAGCAGCCCACCACTAACCGAGAAAGACAATGCCTATCAAATATCACTACATCAATCGTGACGAGACCTACCTTGACTTGGCTGAAATTATGGTCTACAAAAAAGGTCATATACCCGCAACGCTTGAGGAGGCTATTCGCCTGTATGGGGAAGAGTATTCAGAAAATAAAATCAGAGAGGCTATCCGGGTCGCAAATAATTGGATCAACTCATAGTCAAAAAGCCGAAACGCCCTTCGGGGCGTCCACCGGTAACGCCGGTGCTGATGAGGCTCGACACCTTTAACAACCAACCGAGAGAGACAATGACACAGAAAAACATCACAATCGGCAGCGAAGTTGTTCGGACAAAAGGTAAGGACGATTTCATCGGTCGCATTGGAACGGTCATCGAGATGGATGGCGAACGCGCCCGTGTTGACTGGACTCACCAACACTCATACCCAGACGGGAAAGTCTTGAAAAGAAAAAGACCAAGAACATGGCTTAAAGTCGATTCCCTGCATCCCACGGCAATTCCTTACACGCTCGAATGGCTGATCAAGCCTTTCAGTTCATGGTACTCACCGGCTCGCCGCCTTCACTTCCAGATCATCTAAGCCGAAACGCCCTTCGGGGCGTCCACCGGTAACGACGGTGCTGATGAGGCTCGACACCTCAAACCGCTGCGCCGTAACGCGGCACAACCTTTTAAGAACATGACAAAGACACAACTACTCCGCAAGGTCGAGCGCCTGTTTGACATACCAGACAAGGTGTTCTTCTGGACGCTCGCCATCGGCAGCGCTTACTTCATCATCAGAACCCTCATTGGATAATGGCACAGAAAATTGATTGGGACAGGCTCGACATTTCCACCTACCACAACGATAAAGAGGACAACTTCGCTTGGTGGTTTGATTGGTGTAAGGACGAAGATCCTTTGACCTACTGGGACCGCCGATACGAGCAACGCAAGGCTAAACAAACAAAGAGCAGAAAATGAGTTACGACGAACTGACCATCTTTGCGGCAGGCTTTTTGACCGCCGCCGTGGTCATCTCCATAATCACGCTTGTGCTGACAGCAACCCAGAAGCCGCAAGCCACAACCTTCTCTGGCAGCGATGTGGAGATGCTTCACCGACTGCTTGACGAGAACAACGTACACCTCACCAAAAACGATTGACCATGTACTACAACACAACGAGAGAAACAGGCGAAGAACTGGCAACCGCAACTCGGTCAGCCGCCTCCCAGACGAAGCGCATCCTCGACCTGTTCAGGTCCATGCCAAACACGTCCATCCATGCGTGGACCATCAAAACCTTCCTGCGTGGAGATGTGCCGATTACAAGCGTTAGGCGAGCCATCACGGACCTGCATGATGCAGGGAAGATCGAGCGCGATGATTCGGTATACGCCGGACCGTACCGCCGCAAGACGTATACCTACCGATATCTTCGAGATTGATTGTGAAAGGTTTGTGAAGGAATTGGAATAGTCACAAAAAAGCCCGAGTTTCATATCAGACGCCGCCAGAGTGGTCGGCGCATCACCATCGCAAGGAGGTCTTGCCATGACTCGTCGTACCATCGCTTCTATCAAGCGCAACGTAGATCCCAAAGTTTGGGAATCTGGACAACCCGGGATGTTCGAAGGACCGGACCTTCGTGATGGTCATCGGTACTGCATCCGATTCGAGCATCGCTCTGATGCAGAGAAGGCTTGGGCAGCCACCGCAGGATTCTGCCTAATCTTCGAAGCAGACGGATCTTGGTTCGTCTCCTAATTCAACCTGCCGTCCCGTAAGGCGGCACAACCTTTTACCACAATGACACAGAGAGAGACAGACAACTTCGACACCTATTACGACGATATTGCCGATGAGCAGTACGCAACGTGGCGGGAGCAGGAGGACTTCCCCAAACTACGCCAGATCGATACCACGTCCTTGCGGCGTAGCCTCGACCGCATGGCGGCAATCCTTGAAGAGATGAACGAGGTACACAATGGAAACGCATGACGATTGGTATCAGGAGATCCGCAGGCGCGAGCGCGAGCGTATGTACGAGATAATGCAGAACAATCCAGAGGCTCGTACCACAACCAAAACAGAAACAAACAAAGAGAGAGAGACCAATGACTAACACAGAGAAAATAGGAAACGATGTCATCCTTGCAGTCCTAAAAGAACTGCTGATTGCAGACGTCAATCGGTTTGTAAATAGAATAAATGAGATTGAGAACGACCCTGACCTTGACGGACCAGACCGCAGGGCTTTAATGGCAGGAGCAGCATCAGGCTATCGGGAGTTGTTTCTCGCCAACCTGACAGCAATCAAAAAGAAAGAGGTGGCAAAGTGAGCGGCATCGTTAACATCCACGGCAAGCAGTACAAGACCGTGGCGCTCCGTGTGAGCGAGTTCAGGGAAGGCTACAAGATCGACGATGGTTGGGGCATCGAAACCCAATGCTACGCCGTTGACGCACAAACCGTCATCATGCGAGCCATTATCACGGACCCGCAGGGTCGCGTGGTGGCTACTGGCTACGCCGAGGAAGAGCGCTCGCAGCGTGGCATCAACAGTACGAGCGCATTGGAGAACGCCGAGACGAGCGCCATCGGACGCGCTTTGGCAGCAGCAGGCTACGCCGGGACGGAGTACGCATCAGCCGACGAGGTGGCGCAGGCGGTCAGCAAGCAGGCGCAGCAGGGTCCACGCGAGGCAACGCAAAAGCAGAAGAACTTTGCGTGGTCGCTCATCAAGAAACTGCCAGAGGACAAGCAGGGAGCATACATCGAACGGGCAAAGTCGGCAGACGCAACCGCCCTGTCTAAACTGATCGAGGAATTGAAATGACCAGACACAATGGAGTACACCGAGAAGCCATCGATCCCCAGATCCGGCAGGCTGCCAACATGGTACACATGAAGATCAAGATGGCGGCGCTCGGTATGCAGGAGGCACAGACCTTCTGGAAGGGAAGGGATGAAGGATACTTTGAGGGATTCGAAGCCGGTCTGGACGCTGCCAAACTGCACATAGAGGATGCCATGCAAGCGTTTGTTGATGGCGAACTGATCGAACTGATGTTGGAAGTGGAATGATTGAAAGCATAGGCGAGCGTTCGCAGATGATAAAGGAAGCCGTGGCAATCGCAACGGGTGTTGATATTCCAGACTTCATGGTTGGTAAAAACCGAGATTTTCAGAGAGCGGCAAGAAAAGTAGCCATCGAGATATACACCGATAACCTCGGATTCATGGGCAACAACTGGATTGCCGACCAACTTGGGTATGGTGGCAGCAGGAGAACGTTCGAGCATCTCGACAAGAAAAGGCTCGAACTGTCAGTCTACATCAAAGCGCAGGTGATATACGACAAGATGGTAAAAGAGGCTAAACAATGATTGAACTTGACTGGACCGAAGAACCGCAATCAACGCCTGAACAAGATGCGCTCGTGTGGCGTGTCAAAGCGTGGGCAATACTTAAGATCATGAGGTGGCTAAAGCGATGACCGATAACAGAGACAAGATATTCCGGCAGGTGGGCTTCGTGCTGCGTGATGCCACACAGAAAGAAAAACTGAACGTAGCAACGTGGATCGTCCTGTCATGTCTCAACGAGCCGCAGGATGGAATGACCGCAGCCGATTCATATCTTGACGTAGTGACCCGGCATTGTGGCGATGTGCTGACCAATGCAAGAGGCAGGCTCGCCCGGTACGGAAACGATGGATACCCAAGACGATAACACAAACAGAGAGAGACAATGGATAACCAAAACCTATTCGACCTTACCCACACGCAACTGGCAGACCTTGCCAACTTGGAAGAACTGCTTGAGCAAACAGGCGGCGAGATAACCGAAGATGCTGAAGCGCTGCTCGACCAGATCGCACAGGGAGAGGGTGACATCCTTGCCAAACTGGACCGCTACGCCGTGGTCATCGCCCAGATGGAGATGGATGCCGAAGCCTACGAAGCCAAAGCCACGTATCTGCGCGAACGCATGGACGCGATGAAGGCTCGCGCCAACAGCAAGCGCCGCGTGGTGGATGGTCTGAAAGACCGCATCATGCTGTCCATGAAGATGCTTGGTATGCAGAAGGCAGAGACACCCAAGCACGTCAGCGTGTCAGTACGCAGGGCAAAGGCTCCTGTCATCATCGAAGATGAGACGCTTGTGCCGGACGAGTTCGCCAAGATCATCCGCCGCCCCGACAAGACCGCCATCGGCAAGGCGCTCGCTGCGGGTCTGGAATGTGACTTCGCTGCGCTTGGAGAAGGCAAGGAATACGTAGTCCTACGATAACATGAGACACATCATACCCATATCAGGTAAAGATTCTTTGGCTACGGCTCTTTTTCAAACAGCCCATCAGCCGGAGTTGACCTACGAGTTCCTGTTTAATGACACCGGAGCCGAGTTGCCAGAAACCTATAAATGGCTACAAAAGGTTGAGGTGGAAACGGGTTTCGATATTCAGCGTGTTGGAAAAAATCTCGAACAGATCATAAGGACGTGTGATGTTTTGCCTGCTCACAAGATGCGCTATTGCACCAGACAGGCAAAGATTCAACCGATGGAGTCATGGATCGGCACAGATGAAGCGACCATATATTATGGCTTGCGAGCCGATGAGAACAGAACTGGTTACGTTGCGAGATCGCACAACATCATACCATCATATCCACTCAAAGACTTCAACATTGATCTTCATGGTGTGTGGTCTATTTTGGAGGTGCGTGATCTTCTGCCTCCTTTGTTCTTTTGGCAAACGCTATACAATGCTGTTTGCGACAAGATAGGACCGGAATCGTCGTGGGCAGTCGAGTTGAAGCCGTGGCAAAAAGGTATCTTGTTTTCTGGTCGTACCAGAGCCAACTGTTATTTTTGCTTTTATCAACGACAGTATGAGTATGTATGGTTGTCAGAAACGCATCCAGATATATTTGAAAAAGCCTGCTCGTTCGAGGATGGGCATGGTGGCGATGGCTATACATGGCGGCAAGACGGTAGCCTGAAAGAATTGGTTAAGCGCAAAAACGAGATAATCGACCATCGTGCAAGTCTGGTTGCAAAGATGATTGTCGCCCTGACCCAGACAAATATGTTTGGAGACTCAGGAGAAACGCTGCTTGCATCAACCTCCTGTGGCTTGCTGTGTGGTAAGTAATCACAACTGACAAACTATGAACCAAAGAGAACACCTCGAACAGAAGGCGTTGTTTCGGCTGCTCAAGATCCAAGAGAGGACGAATCCGCTCTATGCCAACATCTTTGCCATCCCGAACGGTGGGCAGCGCCACATAAAAGTAGCCGCTAAACTAAAAGCCGAGGGAGTAAAGGCAGGAGTGCCAGACATCTTCGTAGCCGTGCCGACCGACCACGCCGCCGGGCTGTTTGTCGAGATGAAGATTAAGCCGAACAAGCCGAGCAAGCATCAGCAGGCGTGGATCGACCGCCTCGAGGCATCTGGGTATGATTGCGTGGTATGCTATTCGGCAGAGGAAGCGTACAAGGCGATTACAGACCACGTAGCACAATCCCTTGTGACCATATAGGAAAACAGAGATCGCTCGTTACAGGCGATTCTACGAAGCCTCAGAGCGTCTCCATCGTTTGGAATACAACCTGCTGCGTCTTGTGGTCATAAGTAAAGCGCAGCCACCACCCGCCGAGCGGTTTAGGCTGAGCGCCGCGCTGCACGTGCCATCCTCCCTGCGTGTTGTACTCCTGCTTGTACGTGGACACGCAAAGATGCACCTGCGGCTTTAGCGATAACGTGCCGTAGTCCGAGATGGATTCCTTGACCAACTCGACCCTCCACCGCTCGTGAATGTGTCCAGTTACCACAATGTCGGCATCGTAGTACTGACGGCGGTTCGTGCCGATGACACCCTTCGTAACAGGACCACCGCCACCGCTGCCGTGGAAGTATCGCAGCCAGATGCTGCGCCGCTTGCTTGGTGTGGCAAAGCGAAGTTTGATATAGCCACCATAGCCGCCAACCTGAACGTTACTCCCCGTCTCCTTGTTTAGCCGATAGGCAAAGCGAGCGAGTATGTCCGTCTGGTGATGTTTTATGATCGCGGTCTCATGGTTGCCATATCCGAGAACGGCGAACTGGTGGGCGTACGGTTTGAAAAAATCAACCGCCGTGTTCGGCACGTCATCGAAGTATTCCTCTCCACGGTGGATCGGTCGCAGCGCATCAGAGGATTTGCGCCTGTCATACTTTCCCTGCATCAGACAGAAGAAGTCACCGACATCGATCACCGGAGCGTTGCGCTCCTTCGCTAACTCAAGATGCTTTTTTTGTAGCGACCAGTCGGAGTGTTGGTTGTCCCAATGACGGTCTCCCGTCAGAAGCACCCATTGCTCCCAATCGTTGTTTTGGAACTCATCATCGAACTCTATCTGGTGTGCATCAGGTCCAAGCCGGGAAACGTTCCACATGGTGTCGTTGGGTTATTGAGTCCAGTCGTGGTTTTGATAGTCATAATATCTTGCCGCCACAAGCCCTATGCTCAGGAGATGTTGCTCAAGTGCATCTGACTCTGCACGTACCGCATCAATCCAATCCCACGCCATTGATATTTCAGCAAGTTCTGCCTGTTCTTCATCGGTCAATGGGCTTGTGTTCTGCAAGGTCAAGACGCGCATGGTCATGTTGCGCTGCTTCCAATCTGGGTACCTTGCCTCAATAACTTCTTTTGCTTTGTTCTTGGCTTTTCTTAATCGCACCTGCCAAGCATCGCGCATCTCCTCGTCAGTCTTTGGAATAGGTGTTTGCCATACCCTGACGTACTGATTCCCTTGCTTAACAGGCTCGCCCTCTACGTTGTGATGCGTCAGGTCATGCTCTGGCTTTGGCGTTTCCACAAGAGGAAAGATGCCGAGATCAGCATTGTAATACCCATCCCAATCTCTCGGAAATGATACGTGTGGGAATAGATGCTTTAGCGCCGCCTTAGAAACAGGGTGCTGCAACGTCCCATCGCTATGCTCAATCACGAATACCATTGTAGTCTTTGTTTTACTGAATGACTCCTATTTGGAAAGATTTTCCCAAGTACGTAGTAGTGTCCTGTATGCTGCCCGCAAGAGAAACAGACGTTGAGCCTGTTAACTCCCATATTGAGAAACCTTGATAAACCGTGCTTACACAGTATATCCATTCGTCATATACATCAATGTTCATGATGCCATTGTTTGCCGCATTGTATTGGTCAACCCTTACTACTGGTGTGCCGCCGCTGCTCGGCTTTTCTAAAATAACGAGAGCATCATCATCGTAAGCAGCAACACAAAAAGCAGTATAAGTCCCATACGCCGAATACGCTGGCAACGCCCTTATTCCACGAGGATCGTCAAGCACGGCTGCATCCGTAAATGCTGTATTTGTGCTGTATCCATTAGTAGTAAAAGCAACCTTACCCGCCTCATAGAACGACACTAAGGTTTGTGTGAATGTGTCGTTACTTAATCCTGTACAAAAATCAATCCCCATAATTTGGGTGGTAGCGGCACTTGAGTTAGTTGCATGATTCTCAATCCAGATAAGACTAAGTCCGTCGCGAGATGCGCCTGTTAGTTCATAGCCTTTGACCGCTCTGTCAACAGGAACGGCAACTTGCCCGTCAGTATAACTATCTGAGTCATAAGCGGATGCAAATGATCCGTAGCCAACATTACTCTGACCACTTTCTGCCGTAATAGTGACATCAGTCAAGTATGACATACTGGATGGGTCTGTTATGTCAATGCAAAACAATTCGGCTCCGCTTCCACTACCAAAATCGGTAAGTGCGAAAAGACGATCGTCATGGTGCATATTCCGGGCGCATTGTTCAACTTGGTGACTTGTATAGGCACTTAAGTCAATGCTGCCAAGTTCGCTAATCGTAGTTGGATCGCTGACATCATAGGCGTAAATAGACTGGTTAATTGCAACATATACTACCCCGTTTACAACGTGTAGTGGCATAGTGCAGGTGTTTAATCCGGGAGCGCCGCCTCTGCTTATTCCATTTATAGTACCAGTTCCTCCTTCAACAGCCGATAGATCGTAGTTTGCTGTCTGCGTAATGGAGGATGGCGTTTGCACATCATAAATGGCTATGTATTCCTTTTCGCCAGACACCGTGACAACGTGCGTATTTGGCGTAACAACTGAACCCCCGCCCCTTGTCGGTTTTGTCGCAAGTGCTTCCGGTGTAAACATTTTACTTGCTGTCTAAGGATGAGGCGATGCCATGCCAAGTAGTGCCGCCGTCTCGCGTATAAAATACGAGGATGTCCACGCCTGCGGCTGTCAGCGTTGGCGCGGTCCCGCCCTCCCAATCTACGGCAGCAGGAAAGGTAAGCGTGAACGCGCCGCCATTGGTCAACTCAAGAACGAAACTCGTAGCGTCACCCGATGCAATAGGATTGGAGAAGGTCAGCGTGAGGTTGCCGCCAATCGTTGCCGTGTGAACGTTGCCGTTTTCAAGATCAATGGTCGTGGCTGTGGTGATGCTACCGTGTGCATACACCTCCATCGCGTAGTCCTTGACGAGTGGACGAGTCAGCAGGTTGTCTTGCAGATTAGCCTCTGCCGCAAAAGTAAGCGTATT